AGATGAGTTGAATGCTGTTGCTGATGAGTTAGCCATTGAAATATCCTCGTTGCATTATAATTTAACCTTAGAAGACATTTATTTGGTGTTCAAACAGCTTAAAGCTACTCCAATATATGGAAAAATGACACAAAACAAAGTGTTGGTAGCTCTTGATAAGTATTGGAATGAACGAATCGATGCAGCAGATAATATAAACTACCATAAGCATTTAGAAAGTAAGAAAGATTTTGGCGAACGTGGTAGTATGATGAGTGAAATAGCAAAACATAGAGAAGCCTTTGAACTATATACAAATCAAAAATTAAAATAAATGGCAGGTAATTCCAAAAGAATAGAAAAAAAATACAAAGATATTGAAGCTATGTATCTTAAGTTGAGTGCTAAAAAGTATGGTAATAAAACACTGTATAGTCATGATGCCATTTTAGAAATGATAGCGGATAAATTCTACATGGAACCAGCGACTGTTAATGGTATTCTTACAAGGAAAAGATGAAAGGACTAAAAACAACATGGACAGCCGAAATGCTTCAGAAATTAACTGATGAGTTTCCCTGCAGGTTTTCGAGAGATATTGGTAATGACATGAATTTATCCATCAGAACTATTGTAAGAAAAGCTCGTGAACTTGGGTTGGAAAAAGAAGAAGGTTTCCTGGATAAAAATAGATCTGAAATAAGCAAGTTAGCAATCAAATCAAAGCCACCAAACCCAATGAAAGGTGTAAAAGGTTGGACGGTACCAGGAGGAGAAAAATACCAATTTAAGCAAGGACATGAACCGCACCTCGTTGATTATAATAAAATACGTGAAACAAGAAATGAAACTATACGAAAAGAGAGACTAAGAATAAAGTATGGTCTTCCTAGAAAAACAAGATTAAAACTAAATTATTAACGGTGGCGATTGGCGAAGTAAAAGCCTTGCACTACCGTTCAATTTTAGCACTGCACTTGATGGCTTTTATTTTGCCAATTGCGTGTTATCGGCTGCCCTTCTTTCAGAATGATTGATTTAAAAACAAATAAAAAAATGCAAAGAGAAATAAAATTTAGAGGTTTGTTTCAAGGGATGAACGGTCAAGAATATTGGGTGTATGGTTACTTGGTGAAACAAACAAATGGCAATTGGGAAATAACCAACGGAGAAACTTCTTGGACTGTTGATAATGTAGGTCAATTTACTGGGATAAGAGATATGCTTGGTAAAGAAATTTATGAAGGAGATAAGGTTGTTTATACCTTAAATCACGATAGCAACCAAAAAGAAATTGAAGCGGAAGTAGAATGGCATAATCACGCTTGGAGATTAAACCGTATTTGGTTATTCACCGAAATTAGAAATATTAAAATTGTCTCAAAACCCATGTTATTGGCTGCTGCGGTTAATTTATCGAAATCCAAAATTCGAGCAATAGTATTTAATAAATGCGGTGGGAAGTGTGCTTATTGTGGAGTAGATTTAGTTAAGGGTTGGAATGTTGACCACATTAAACCACAAGTTTTTGGAGGCACAAATGATTTAGAAAATCTTAACCCAAGCTGTAAAGATTGTAATAATTACAAATGCCATACAGATTTAGAAGGTTATCGGAAACAACTCCACAAAATGCTGAATGAAAAACTTGAATACCTATTCAAAAGCAAAACTAAAATGCAAGTGGCTATCAAAATGGGTTCAATTAAGAACACTTTGTGGGATGGGAAATTTTATTTTGAACGTGTCGGTAGCAGTTGCCGATAACGGTTTGCATATTGGAGCAGTAGGGGATTTGGAACACGAAACTCGCTACCACTACTACACTTCATTAAATGTACTACCGTTCAATTTACCACTTCAACCCCTATTGCTCTAATATGCTGTTATGCTCTCGTTGCGGTTATTTATCAGTAAAGTTCAATAGAAGCAAGGTTTTTTGTTCTTTTTTGTGGGTGGGAGAAAATATTTTTAAACTTTTCCTTGTGTATCTCGTATATATCATATATATTTGTAGAGAATTTAAAACCAAATACGATGGGACATAGAATTAACGAAAGAAATACAGGTCATTGGTCATTAGACGGAGAGCCAAAACACATAATAACTAAGCCTAAAAAAGTAAGCCGTTCATTTACTGAAAGTGAAATTGAAATGTTTAACTACTTTATGAATAAGATAGCGGACAACATTCAATTAGATGCTTCTGATATGGATAATCAAGTTTACCGAGACAATGGAGATATTTTAATTCAATTCAGTAGAGATAGAATTGAAGATGTTCGTTCACTTTTAAGCAAATTTCAATGAAAGAACCAAAGACAATATCCCAATACATTAAAATAATGCGAATGCTTGATAAAACAAGTGTTTCAGATAAAAAGGGATTTGACAAATTAAGCAAAGAAACCCAATCGTTATTGGCTGAATTATCTGCTTCAATTTCAAGTATTATAAACGAAATACCTTATGAAAAAACTAATTGATATACCAGAAGAAATAGTCAAAGACTTAAAAAAGATGGCTATTGATGCAGACAAAGACCTTAAAAACTTCATCCAAGACCACTTGACTTTACTTGTGCGTGGGGAGAAAAAAGAACAAAAAACTTCCACAAATGTCAAATCGAAGCAGGAACGTAGCAATGGAGCATAACACCAAAATTGGTATAGTTCGAGGTACGAGAATTATTCCAATTGGCTGTTATCGGCACGTACACGAGTGGCGTAGCACGAGGTGTATTGCCGAAATAGTGCGAGGGAACAAATTTTAAAAACTAAAAATAACTAATTATGAAAGAAGAAAAAACACCTAACCAAATTGCTTTGCTTATTGCAGGCATATCGCTAATAATAGCATCAATGTCGTTAATATTTAACTTATTAAGGCTAACTAATTGTAGAGCGAGTAGTAAACCGCAAAACAACTCACAACCAATGAGCCAACACTAACAACCATTTCCCAACCAATTTTAAAGGTATCGAGTTGTACTTTTCTACGTTCTTTAAATATGCGGTTGGATAAAGCATTATAACCACCATCATGTATAAAAGCATAGCCTCTACCAGTTATCATAACAGCTGCATCAGCCAAAGGCAAGTATTGTTTTGGTAGGCTCGATGATAAATTAACAAGGTGTTCATCTGCCAAGAGGCGATTAATGGCATAATCAACTATCTCTTGCTTTTGGTTTTTATAGTGGTTGTAAAGTGTGTTGGTATTAACAAAGTTGCCATTTTCTAAAAGAAATAACAACATATTATCACACAAGGTATTAAAGTTGCTCATAAACCAATAATTTTTAACCAAAGATACTATAATTTAAAATTATTTTATATATTTGTCGTGCAAACACAGTTAAAGAGAAATCTTTAATTTTAATTATTCACGATAAGAAGCCCGTGACGGTGTCCCGTAGGAAACGAGGGGAAATTCAATCTTTGATTGTGTTTGCACACCTAATACGGGCTTCTGCATTTAAAAACTTTTCAATTATGCAAACAGAAAAGAATCAGCAGGTGTTAAACTTGCAAGTTACCGATGGTTTGGCGGTGGCGGTTATTCAAAATCCAAACTATGAATTTTTAATGCCAACAAAAGATGTTGCTCTTGGTTATGGAATTTCTTCTGGAACTATAAGAAAACATCAGGAAAGGCATGAAGATGAATTTATAGAAGGAAAACATTTTGTTAAGGGTGCGACTATTAGTCACACCCTTACTAATGTACAGCCACACGCTGTATTTTGGACAAAAGCTGGAGTTGTTCGGTTAGGTTTTTTTATTAAAAGTGAACGAGCTAAATTGTTTAGAGATTGGGCAGAAAACCTAATACTACAAGTAACAGCTCCAAAAGCGGTATTGCCTCCTGTAAAAAAGAGAAAACACAATCGGTTATCTCAATCTCGTTTGGTGGAGATATTGGCAGATGTAGCTTTAATAGATGATAAAGAGCTTCGTTTAAGTTTAGTAAACAAACTTATGCCTGAGCAAGAAGTTAAAGCAACTCAATTAAGTATAGGTTTTGGAAAAGGAGGTAACGCATGATTAGTATAGATGAAAAAGGGAATATGGTAGTTATAAGTAAGTACGCTACCCCTGATATGCATTTGCAACGAATGAAATCATTAATTAACCTGGTGCAGCAGCGAGATACCGATTTTACTGATAGTGAAACTGTTTACCATGCATTAGATTTACTCGAAGAAATGTTGCCTGATGAAGTGCAAATGGAAAAAGCATTAAAAGGTTAAATAAGAAAAGCCACTAATTAAGTTTAGTGGCTTTTTCTTTAATAACACACCCCTACCTCCCGAAAAAAAACGGGACAGGCTCTCTCAAGAGGGGAATGTAAATAGTGGTGGTTCTGTTCCAGNAGGTGGAGNTCCTTCTTCTATTTCTAAGGTATTATCGGTTAAATCGGTAACGGCGGTATTGTGAGCTTCAACGCTATAATCGGTTAGCAGGCACTCATAAATTGCTTGNTATAGGTTTCCNGCTCCTCCTGTGTCAACTGGTCCAAAACCAATACGTCGCATACCGCTGTAATTTGTGCCACTACTGGCGTGTAAAACCTTATTAATATCGTCAAATGCTTGTAAAAAAGCCAAGGCATCGGCTTGGTTCACGCTTCCTTTGTGTGTGTCGGCATAGGTTTCAAAAAATAAAAACACATCAACTTGTAGGTTTACTTGCTGCACCTTCATACCTGTATCGTCTATTTTATTGCTTCTAAACGCAAAAAACACAGCAGGAGAAGGAAAGGCATACTCCTCCTGTAAAAAGTTAATTTGGTTGTGCCATAAATCCACCCATTTAATGGTTGGTACACCTACGTTAATTTTGTTGGCTAGTTCCAGGTATAAATCTTTCCAGTTTTGCATAATTAATATGAGTTAAAAGTTTGTAAAGTTGAAAGTTTATAAAGTTTTTACGGCTTTTACTATTTGTTCAGCCATCCAGTTGTCAAAGCTATTGGTTAGTGTTTGCGAATCGCCCATAAATTGTCGTTGTGGCACAACCACATTTTGAGTTATTTGTTTGCTTAGTGCAGCAGCTTTAAATTTGGTGTCACCTGTTTTTTTATATAATGCCCAAAACATTTTTTTTTGTTTGGCGGTTGGTGTAAATGTTCTTTTAAAACGCCCTCCTTCGTTATGAATTTTTGCATAAGGTGCAGCATTTGATAGTATTACTTGTTTAGGAGTAATTTTGGTAGGACGAATACTGTCTCTTAGGTCGCCAGATAGTGTTAAAATTGCTCCTCCTGGTCTATTATCATACTTTCTTTTATCCCACTTTACTAATGCAGCATCGGTAAACCCTTCGTTAGCAAAACTGCTCTTAAAAAATTTAACAGCTTCTTCGGCAGCAAATCGAGGAGCTTGTTCTCTTATTTGATTAAACATCGCTTCAAAATCGGGTACTTCATTAATTTTTGCCATTATTACAACCTTTATATTGTTTTAATCGTATATTTGTGTAGTAGAACGAAGGTCTCAGCTAATCCTTTGAACGTAGTCTCTACACTAAGAGCAACTTTCGGGTTGCTTTTTTGTTTCACAAATCCTTTCGTTTTATAAATTCAACATTATTTCCATCATTACTAATTAGGATTATGTTTTTGATTTTATCATGGACATTGAATTTTAAAACTTTTTTTAAATTAAGTTTAACCTGTTCAATAGATACTTCACTATCGTATAAATCAAATACAACCGTTTCTGCACCTTGTTTATTGGCTTTAGATAACTGGTTACTAATGTTTCCGTTTTTGGTTGTTTTTCTGTCCGCTATTTTTCCTGCAATTTCATATTCAGGATTAGGTTCTTTTTTTATAATATGACCATCTAAGTGAGCTTTAATGGTAACATTTAATCCTAACTTATCGGTTATTTGTATTGCTGCCCTAACATTTCCTTTATATTCGTCCATGTTTCGCATGTCTGCAAAAGGGCTAACTTTAACCTTTGCACCTTTTTCGGATGTATAAATAGTTTCTAACGGAGCATATACTTTGTTTCGCTCCATGTTTTTTTGCAAAGTAGTATTATTGCTTTGGCTGTTGGTTAAGGCAAAGTAAGGATGTTTTTTTTCGTCGAATACCTGTTTTTGTTTAGCTGCATTTTGTTGAAAAGCTGTAGGAACACCGTACTTGTCGGGTTTACCTTCTATTTCGCCCTGAATAGGGTCATTGGTTGGTTCTACATAACATCTGCAACGCCAACCGTTTGGTGGGTAATAAATATTCCAAAAAGCATGGTCGATAGGTTTTACAACATCATTTAACATTTGGTGTGGCTCTCTAACTCTTGCATCGCCAACGGTTTTATACCGTAAATTCTTGTAGATGTCTTTGTTTTGTTGGTATCTAATCCAATCTCTAGTATGGTTAGCAATAGATTTAGCTGTTTGGTATTCGGCTTGCAAGTAATTTTTGTTGTACTTAGGATTTGTTTTAAGTACATCGTCCTTAAAGTCTTTATATGGTCTAATCTTGCCTTTATCATAAAGCTTATCGTTCATCTCTGACATCATGCCGTATGTTTTAGCTTGGCTAAACATATATATATTTTGTTTCAATTCCTGTACAGTCTCTTGTTCGTTTGGAGAAAGGTCATGTTTTATAAACTTTTCGCCATAACCTTCACTTGCCCCTTTGTAAACTTCTTTGTATGTTTTTAAAATGGCTTCCTTGCTTAAATCCTGTGGTTTTAACGTACCATCGTGTAAACCTTTAGCCATATCTTCCATTAATTTAGCCCAACCTGTCAAATCAATGGCGTGGAGTTGTATGTGGTCGCCTGTGCAACCACAAGCTAATACGCTTGGTTTATAAAATGCTTGTATTTGTGCCTTGTACAGGCTTACTACTTTCCCAAATCAGCTCCTCCTCCAGCTGCAACAGAAGTTGGTAAATTCTGTTTAACACCTAAAATTGGTATGCCTGTTTTTTCAGTAATATACTCAGGATCTATATTGTATTGAGTTCCTAACTTAGTTACTGCTTCAATTAGTTTGTCAACAGGTAAATCATACATTTCATCCCAATCCATGTGATGCCCTTCTAAGCCACTATAAGCCGAACTAATTAATTTTAAACGTGGTATAAGCTCATTGTTAACAAGGTTTTTAATCATGTATTTATCCGCTTCATGTCTATCGTTTGCAACACCTTGTAATATCTGTAAACTTCCGTAAGTTCCTGAAGCATCTTTGTTATCGCTCGTTCCGTCCTGTCCTAAAATTCGTTTACTAATTTCGGAATTACAACGAACAATTAACTTATCAAATGTATTGTAAGCATCAGCACTTTTAACATCGAGTACTTCCAAAACTTCGTCACCTTGCAAAATTGCCCAAGCTGAAGAAATCATGTTTTGCATCATTGATTCCAATTCCTTCAATCTCTTAGTATCGGTAGTACTTGTTTTTACATATCTCGGAGGAACACCAAATTTTTCGGTAAAATCACTCCAACTTGATAAAGCATACTTTTTAATTAGTACTACAGGTGCGATATCTGATAAAATGCCTAATTGCTCATCTACTTCCAACTTGAATATAAAAAGTTCCTAACATTCCATCTCTGTAACTTGTGCCTTTATCATCACCAGGAGATTTTACAATGATGCCTTTCTCAGGTTTAATGTGCTTCTGTGGGAATAGATTAATTGTTTTAATTTCGCCAAGCTCGTCGGTCTCGAACAACTCTATAACTTGTGTTCCTTGAAATACTGATAGCATAGCAAATTCAAGAAAGTTGTTGAACCATACCTTTTCAAAAAGTTTTGTTAATTCGGGGTTTTCTTCGCCTGTTGCAGAATTAAATATCGCAAATTTTGAGCGTTGAACACGTAGGGTTCTGCTCTCTAAAGCGGATATTAAGTGAGCATCAACTTTAATGTTATTGAATACATCAATTAAAGCAACACGGCTAGGATTGTCAACAGCTCGTGCAGCGTTTAAAGCACTTTTCCAACCTTGAATGTCCTTTGTCATTAACAAGTTAGGGGTATTGTCAATAGCACTACTTTGTTGCCCACCAGTTCTTTTGCTTTCTCCAGCAGCTCTTAAGATATTGCCAGGAGTTTTTTCTAGAACATATTGTTGAATTTTTGAAAAAATATAATTTGCCATAATGCGTATTAATAAAAATTATCTTTTGGTGTTTGTGAGCCTCCATAACGAGCAGAATTACTACCTAATTCATCATCAGGTAAAATTGGTAATGCTGGGTTTTCTTTACCCATCATAACGCCTTTAAGCCATTCCATAGCTTCGTCGTATTGTTCTTTTACTTTTGAAGGTACTTTGCGAGGATTAATTCGACCGTGTAAACGATATAGGAAAATGGCGACACAGTATTCTAAAATTAAAGGGTCTCTATCTTCATCTGTAGCTGTAAAAATGGCATCAACATCAAACCTTCCTGAAAGTTTGCTTTTCATTTTACTTATTGCTGATGCTTCAGCTTTGTCTATTATGTTTTGGTCTTCATCAGTCATGTGGTCTAAAAATACATCACGGATGCTTGTTAAAATATCGTTATCGGTTAAAAATACTAATGCCATAATTGATTAAATTAATATGATTTATCTGACCTTCTACGCTCTCCAAACTTTGGAGCTCCATAGCTTGAAACTCTTATAAAAGAACTCAGATACTCTATGGCTTGTTGGTCGGCATCAGGAGAGTCATCATTTACTTTATATCCTGGCTCTATACCTTTAAGCTGGGCAATGCCCACTAGAGTATCATTGTGTCCTTTTAATTTTTCTGAATAATAAATCCTTCCATTTTGGTAATACGGGTGCATGGTTAGCATTCTGTCGTATTTATTGCCTTTTGGAGCAGGTACTTTTACTATGTTTAATTTTATGCCATATTCACGCTCTACCTCTTGTATGGTTCGCTCTACTTCGTCGTTCCAAAATTGAGCCTCAAACCGCCAATGTATAATAACATTATCGGGTAGGTTAATTTGATATTGACACATCCACTCAATTGCTGCCCTCATTTTGCTTTTTTTCAAGAAGCAATCTATCATCCAAAAATCTTTGTCTTTTGTTCCCCAAACCTTGACGGCGTTATAATCGGCTGTTTCTGTTCCTGCGTAAGCAACATCCCAATGACCAACAATATGGCTGAAATGATTTTTGTTTGGGGCTTTTGCCCATTGTATGTGTTCATCTTTAAAAATTTTACCTTCTACATGTGGCTCTCCATTGTATTCAGAGTTTGCTGCTAATGTGCCAATTTCCTCTTCTATTTCTTTATAGTAAGAGTTACTGTATTTTTGTTTCCAACGAGGTTCATAGGTAGCAGCATTGTAAGCTTTTATATGGTGTACTTTCCATTTAGGGTGCCGAGCTTGTAATTCGGTTTGAATCATACGAGGAGCATACCGATTGTTTGCCTGTATAAATCTTCGGTTGTTGCCGTCCATTGTTGGAATCAAATCACGTTCAATCCAACGTACCACTTCATCTTGTCGTCTTGGATTTTTAACCAGGTCTTTTGTTTCAATATCATCCACCACACAAATAGTTGGTCGTTGACTTTTAACACGCAAACCTCTAACCGATTGCCCCATACCTAAAGCCTGACCAATAAATCCACTGTTTGTTATAAAAAAGCCATCTTCCCATGAACCAGTTTTTTGTTGCTCTCCAAAATCATGAATTATTCTCGAATTCGCTTCAAATTCTGCTTGTAAATCGGACAACAATTGTTTGGCTTTCATTTCGTTGTTACCAACCAGTACTAAATAAACATTCTCGCCACGCATCCACAAACCAAAAGGAATAATAATATCTACATAAACCGATTTTGCTAAACCACGACCCCATTCCGCAAATCCTTTAAAAGTTGGGTCTTTTTCCACCATCTTACAAAATTCGATATGGAAATCAGCACTTTCAGAAGTAGCATAGTGTGGAAAGTAATAGTCCACCATAGCTTTCCAATCTTTTTTGAGCCTTTCAATACGCTCTTTTTGTTCGGCTTTGGTTTCGTTTAAATTGGCAGTTGCTCCACTTCTAATGAGTTGGAGTTTCTGTTTATACTTTTCAACAGCAACTTTATTTATGTTGTGTTGCGTTGCCACTATGCCTTTTTGAATTCGTTAGTTTTTACACCTCTTGCAATCTTAGTGTATTTGAAAACGTATCTATTATGACGAACGCTAAAAAGAATATCGGTTAATTCTCTTACGGTACCGTTTTTATCTTTTCCTCTAGTACCTATTTGTTGGTCAGAGTATTTAATTATTAAACGTCTTGCTTCGTTTAAAGCTTGGTTTCTTCGTTTAATTCTATACCTATTTAATAATTTTTTAAACATATATTTAAGAGAGTTTAATGGCTATGTCGTTCAAGTATTCTTCTTGAAAGTCGAGCAATTGAATAAATACTTTTGGATGTTTCGCTTGGATAGCGTTGAAAATATCCTCCATTACTTTAACATAATTGGCTAGAGTTAGCGAATTGTTGTTTACTATTTTTTGGTATTCAGATCGTAACATGGATATTTCCATAGTTAGCTTGTACTTGTCTTTTGGGTTGGCATTAGCATCGTCATTCATTGCCAAACGTTGCTCAACCAATACATTGATTAGTTCTTTAAAGTCGTTTGCTAATAAATCCTGTTCGCTCAACTGAACATTTCGCAACTCTTTCCAGCTAGGTTTGGAAGCATTAACCCAATTAGATACCGTTTTTTCGGTTAAAGAAAGTAATTGAGCTATTTCTTTAGCAGTTTTTCCTTGATTAACAAAATAAATTTTAGCGAGTTTCTTTTCTTGGTCTTTTGCCATTGCTAGTTTAATTGTATATACAAAGGTGGTAGTTTAACGCAAATAATCGAAATAATATTTTTTTAATTACTGTAATTATTAGCATTTAATATTACAAAACAAGTATTTAATAAAATATAATTTTGATGAAAATAAAAAGGTATTGATATTTGTACTGTGAAAAGACTACAAATACCAATTCAGATTTACGCAAACGCATTACATGCGAAGAGAACTCCTTTACAGTTAACAGCTGAGGAAAAAGGCGGTAAGGCTGTTATACGTATTATAGGTGGTATATATGAGTGGGAGAATTCATCAACTGACTTTAGAGTTAAGATTGATGAAATGCAAGCGAGAGGAATTAAAGATGTTCATGTATATATAAAGAGTGAAGGTGGAGACCCCTTCGAAGCTGCTGAAATTTCAAACATCATTCATTCTTTTGAAGGAACTATTACAGGTGAAGGAGGTTCGATAGTTGCCAGTGCAGCTACGTACATTGCTTGTAAAATAAAAGGCTTTGTTCAGGCTAAAAATGGTCAGTTCATGTACCATAAACCGATGGCTTCTCCGATAGGGCAAAATGAAGACCAATTGGCATCTACTTTAAAGTTGTTACAAAATGTAACGAAAGATTACGCTGAAACTTACGCCTCTGCTACTGGTAAAACTGTGGCGGAAATTGAAAAATCATGGAGTAAAGGCGATGTGTGGATGACTGCACAAGAAGCATCTGACGGAAAATTTATTTCAGGTACTACAGAATCAGCTCCAATTACAGCGGAAGATGTAACCCTTTTAGCAGCTTGTGGAGCTCCTACAATTCCACAAATTCAATCGAAACAAACCCCTAAAAATAACGAAGAAGATATGAAATTAAGTGCAACAGCTCTTGTTAGACTTGGTCTAGCTGCTACGGCAACAGAGCAAGAAATAGAGGCAAGAATTGAGAAATTAACTCAAGACAATGCAAGATTAGCAACTTTAGAGGCAAAAGCAATTAAGGATGCTTCGGATGCAAAAGCTGCAAAAAATAAAGCAATCGTTGACAAAGCGATAGCTGACAAGAAATTTACTGAAGACTTTAGAGCTTCATTTACTGCTAAACTAGAGGCAAACTTTGAAGTTGCTAATGCAGAAATTGAAGCCATGAAATCAGTTGAATTGCTAAGTAACCAAATTAAACCAATTGGCGATAGTAATTTATCTGCTGAACGTAAAGCTTGGACTTATGCTGATTGGCAAGAAAAAGACCCTGAGACATTAAACAAAATGCCAAAGGAAAATCCTGAAGTATTTAAAGCTTTGTATCAAAATGCCTACAAAGTTGAAGCTCCAGCACAATTATTTAATTAAGCAATCAATCAATAAACATTCAATAAAACAAGAAAAATGAAAAAATTATTATTTGGAATATTAGCCTTTATAGGAGTAATGTTTTTAACAAGCAGCCCAGCTGTTTCAAGTACTGCAATGGAATTAAGAGACATCGGAGATTCCGTTGGAGTGATGGACTTAGTTGATTTACCTGAAGGTGGTGGTGTTCAATTAGGCACATTAGTTTTGGTTCAAATGTGGGAACGTGAATTATTAGAGAAATTTAGGTTTGAACATTCCTGGGTGAGTAGAATTCCATCAAAAGACCAGTATGTAAATAACAACATTATTAATTTACAAGAAATTGGTGTTGACCCTGAGGTTTTAATTGATAATACTAGTTATCCAATTGCAACAGCTGGAAGAACTGACAATAGTTTGCCAATTGCTTTGAATTTGTATGAAACCGAAAACACAAAAATTGGTTATCAAGAATTAACGGCTTTGCCTTACGACAAAGAAGGTTCAGTAATTAGACAACACAGAGAAACTTTAGAAGAAGTTACAGCTGTTCACGGTTTGTTTAATATAGCTCCAGCATCAGATTCAGCAGCTACTCCAATTGTGTCAACAACTGGTGGAGATAATGGTAATACACGTAAGCGTTTATTAAGTGCTGACATAATTGCTTTGAAAAAGAGATTTGACGATTATGGTATTCCTAAAAAAGGAAGAATTTTAGTTCTATGCTCAGACCATATTAGTGATTTATTAATTGAGGATTTATCGTTTAGAACTCGTTACACTAATTGGACTGAAGGAGAGACACCTTTAAAATTATACGGGTTTGAAATTTACGAAGACCACGCTACACCTGTTTACAATGATTCTAATGTTAAGAAAGCATGGGGTAGCAGCAGCAGCAGGAACAGATAGAAATGCATCAATCGCATTCCATGTGTCTAGAACTGTAAGAGCTAAAGGTGATGTGAAAATGTTCTATTCGGCTGCAAGTACAGACCCAGCTAATAGACAATCGGTAGTAGGTTTTAGTATTTACAACTTGATTTTACCTAAAAAAGCTGAAGCAATTGGTGCTATTGTGTCTGACTTATATGTAGCTCCTTAATGAAATTAACGCTAAAGTTTTGATGTAAGAGAATTTGTAGGAGAAACCACGTGGAAAGCCTTTGGCGAAAACTCCACGTGGTTTATAAACCCCAAAATACCTGCATTGGCTGAGTTTTATAAATCGTTCTTTTTAAATTATTATCAGCAAAAGTATGCTGCCCAAACAAACAAAGTTGTTAATGTATTAATTGTTATTAATAACTGGCACTACGTTAAAGGCGGTTATCAAGATAGAGGATTCAGACTTCCAAATTCAAAAACAGGAGCTGAATTGTCTCAACACAAGTTTACTAACGCATTTGATTGTGATATAGTAATTGTGTTTGCAGATGGAACAAAATTAGAAGCTGATTACAAAGAGATACATCAAGTTATCCTGCAAAATGAATCTCTGTTTATCTCAAAAGGACTTGCTGCAATTGAAAGCGTTGAAATAGCTAAAACATGGCTTCATTCGGATTGCAGATGGATACCAGGACAAACTAAAATATTAATTGTAAAACCAAAATAACGTGGAGTTTTTAAGAAAAATACTAGGTAAAGAATCAAAAGTAGTAAAGAACATCTTTGCAGCTACTCCTAAAAGAGGTCAAAAACTAGCTAAAATAGGTGTTGGAATAGCTGGTTTTGGTGCAAGTTTAGAATTTGCACAACCTACCTTAGAATCATTAATAGTTACTGAAAAGTACGCTTTTTGGATTACTATGGCTCAATACATTTGTTATGCTTTGGGTTCATTAATTACCCTTTTTGGTTTATCAAGAACTGAAGAAAATACTGATAAAAATAACCCTGAAAAAAATATTTGATTATGAAATCATTAACCGACTTAAAAAAACTTGCAGAACCAGTTTTTAAAGCTAACCCGAAAGTAGATAAATTACTAGCTACTAGCGATGGACAGTTCTTTTTAGAAAAGAATAAAAATGCAGCTGAATTTCATGCCAAGAAAAAAGGTGGAAATCAGGCTTTAAGAATTTATACTATTGACCGTGATGGTTCAATTGAAGATTCTAACGAAGATAAAGACGAACAGCCAGCTAAATTGAGTGCTGAAGAAAGAATTGAAAAAATTAATGCAATGACTTCTATTGAAGAAGTTGAAGCTGCTTTAGTTGAAGAAAAAGCCAAAACAGTTAAAGCTGCTGGTTTAGAAAAAATCGAAGCTTTAAAAGCTGCTGCTGGAAGTGAAGAAGGAACAGAAGAAAACTAATATTCAAACCCTAATTAAATAGTTATAAAATGGCTTTTAAAGGTGTATCAAATACCAAGCTAAACGGAGGTTTAGGAAGAAGAAATCCTAGTACAGATAGTGTAATGGGTTTAGTGATGGGTGGCGTTGCAACTGCAAACATTGCTCTTGGAACAGTTAAAAAACTTATTCAAATAGAAGATGCTGAAGCTTTGTTGTTAAATTCAGGATACGACTCAACAAACGGAGTTCGTGTTTATGAACATATACAACAATTTTTCGAGTTTTGCCCTGATGGTACATTGTACATCATGCTAGTAGCACAAGGCACTACTCAATCTCAAATGTGTACGTATGCCAATGCTTACGTTAAAAAATTAGCATTAGATCCAATTACCAATAAAGAAATTAAATTAATTGGGACAATATTAAATCCTGCAACAGGTTATGCACCTGATGCTACCGATGGTATTCCTGATGATGTTTCTGCTGCTATTCCTTTAGCTCAAGCATTAATTGAAGAATTAAATGGTGAGTTTGTATATGTAGACGGCATTGTGCTAGAAGGTAGAAATATTGAAGGTAACTATTGGTGATTTGTTAGATTTAAGAACAAAAACAGCACCTAAATGTTTCCGTTTAGTATTGGAGTCAGACCCTGCAATTGTAGCATTGCATTCTGATTATGTAGGAAGTGCTTCTGTCGGAACAGCTTTAGGGAATATTGCTGTTAGAAAAGTATCAGAGAATGTTGGTTCTGTTGACATTGCTCGAAAACCAAGTGGTAAAAAAGGTCAACCTAATTATAGTTTGACTAATGAAGCAAACGGTACATGGTTGGCAGCTGCTTTAACAAGTGGTGTTTTGTTTTCAAGCTTAACTACAGCAGAAAAACAAGCACTAACTGACAAAGGATATATTTATGTGGGTTCTTACGAAGGTTATCCTGGTCTTTATTTTAACGATTCAGGAACTTGTGTAGAGGTTGCTAATGACTATGCTTACATCGAATCAAATCGTGTTTGGAATAAGGCAGCTCGTTATGTTAGAACCGCTTTAATTCCTAAAATGAATAGCGAGGTTGAAGTAACCGATGCAGGAGCTATTGAATCAGATACTATTAGTGAGTGGATAGGTGCAGCAAACAAAGAATTGGATAAAATGTTGGCTGATGAAGAAATCAGTTCTTATACCTTTTATATCGACCCTTCACAAAATGTATTAGGTGGAGAGCCTATTGTTACTAAACTAACTATTGTACCAAGAGGAATTGCTCGAAAAATTGAAAATGAATTAGGATTTACTAACCCTTTAACAGCATAAAAAATGGCAACATTAACCTTAATAAATAAGTTTGGTAAAATGGGCGGATGGAATGACGTGAAAGTACGTATTCTAGGTCGCAAATTAGAAGGTATTACCGAATTAGAATATTCTGACGAACAAGAGTTAGAAAATGTGATGGGTGCAGGTGAGTATCCTATTGGACAGAGTGATGGAAATTATGAAGCAAAAGCTTCACTAACGCTTTATATGGAAGAAATGAGAGCTTTACTAGATTCTCTTCCTCCTACTGTTAGATTGCAACAAATTCCTGCTTTTGATATTGTTGTAAAATACATTTATGGCACACGTGTTTATACAGACAGAATAAGAAACTGACCGTTTTAAAAATAATGGTGTTGCTGTTAAACAAGGCGATAAAACCATCGCTCAAAAAATTTGAATTACTAACAACTCACGTGGATTGGAATACTATTTAAATAAGAATATGAAAAGAATTGGAGAAGCAAACAGAAGGCTCAAAATAAAACAAATGGAAAAAGCAAAGTGTACTAGCGTAACACGAAATTATCAATTGAAGATGATGATGTTGAAAGAGTTTGTTATGTTAAATCGCCTGATTTAGATATTTTGGCTGCTGCATCTAAGTATGCTGCCGACAACCCTGTGAAGTCTGGTATTATCATGTTTGATTCTGTTTGGTTAGGTGGTGATGCAGAGATACAAGTGAATGATGAGTTGAAAATGAGTGCCATTCAGAAAATAGGCGACCTATTTAGAATTAGAGAGGCTCGTATAAAAAAGCTATAAACAGCAACTCGTTTGAGTGGGAGGAAGGTAGTTTTTATGATGAGTACAATAGAGTTAATGCAATTATAAGGCATTATTTTAATGTTGACCCGACAAAACTAACAGAGCAACAGTGGGCTAAGTTGTCGCAAGAAGCATTTTATTTAAAATATTGGGAACTAAAAAACTTGGCACAATTAATAAGTAAATTACTTGGAAAGTAAATTAGTCAAACCACTCTTTTAAATTGTGGTTGTGTTTTTGGAAAGGATACAATATTAAAGCTATGAAAACGCCAATTAAATAAAGTGAAACCAATCCAACGAATAAATAACCAATTATAGTAGCAATTAAATCCATACAACAATACTACTAAAAAGATGTCGAGCACACAAACAAATTGGATATTAAATTTAATTGACAAGGTTAGTGGACCAATGAAAACGGTAACCACTTCTACTGATAATGCTACAAAATCACAAAAAAGTTTATTTGATAAGTTAGGTACAACTGCGTTAAGAGCTAATCAGTTGTCTCAATCGATACAATCGCTCTCTGATGGGCTCACAAATCTAACAACACCAGGAATACAATTTCAAAGTGCATTAGCCGATGTAGAAGCAATTACAGGTGTTACAGGTAAAGCATTGGAGGAACTTGGGGATAAAGCAAGAGCTAACGCATTACAATTTGGAGGCGATGCAGCTAAAAGTGTTGAGACTTACAAGTTATTACTATCGCAACTAGGTCCCGAATTGGCAAGTACACCTGAAATTTTGGACAAAATGGCATCTAGCGTGTCGGTATTATCTAAAACAATGGATGGTGATACAACTCAAGCAGCTACAGTGCTTACAACTGCAATGAATCAATATGGTATTTCGTTAGATGATCCTAAAAAAGCAATGGAAGAAATGGATAGAATGATGAACTCAATGGCTGCATCAGCTAAAGAGGGAAGTTCTGAATTACCAACACTTCAACAAGCTGTAGAAAAAGTTGGTGGTCAAGCTAAGGCATCTGGTTTGTCATTTGAAGAGATGTTGGCATCGATACAAATTTTAGATAAAGCAGGAAAAAAAGGAGCTGAAGGTGGTACGGCGATGACCTCGATGCTTAAAAATTTAGGTAGAGGGAGATTCGTCCCTGATGAATTGAAAAAATCGTTTAGCAATTTAGGAGTGTCAGTCGATGCACTAGCCGACCCAACTGTTAAGTTTAGCGATAAATTAAGAATGATGAAGCCTGTACTTGATAAAGATGCTGCTGCTTTTAACGCATTTTTTGGCGAATTTGGACCAGCAGCAGCAGCTTTGGTTCGTCAATCAAACGAACAAGATAAGTTGACTGGCAAAATTACTGGAACTACAACAGCTACAGACCAGGCAGAAATTGTGATGGGTACATTTAGCGAAAAAATGGGTAGAATTAATGCTGCCTTTTCAGATTTTGGAATAAAAGTATTTAATGCTACAGAAGGCTTTTTGCCTTTCATTAAAGGAGGGTCACAAGCCATTGTTACATTAATACAACTAGCTCCTGCTTTTAGTTTAGCAGCAACAATGGGTAAAAAATTTGCGGAAGTAACGCGTTTATCTGGTAGGTTAAGACTTTTGAGTATGGGGTTGAAAAATGCAGGTACTGCTGCTTTGAGCATGGGTAAAAGTTTAGCATTATCAGGACTAAACGCACTTAAAGCCAGTGCTTCATTTATAGTAATGGCATTGCAAGGTTTGGGAAGCTTCATTGTAAGCATGGGAACTGCTATAGCTGCACAGTGGGGGTTGAATGTTGCAATGAGTGCCAATCCAATTGGTTTAATAATTATTGCAATAGCAGCTGTGGTTGCAGCCATTGTAGGTATGATTTATTATTGGGACGAAATCAAAGCTGCTATTTGGAGTTTCATCGAATGGCAGTTGAAAAATAACCCATTTGCGTGGCTAATTAATTTAATCGATTACATATTTCCAGGTGCAAAACAAGCCATATTTGATTTTTTTAGCAGTATTTGGGAGTGGATTAAAAAGAACTTTATAGAGCCATTAGAAAAGGCATGGGAGTGGCTTAAAGATGCTTTTGGTTTTGGAGATGAAACAACAGTTACGGTAGAAAAAGTTGACAAGACTGCTGATGCCAAAACACACGATGAACTTGCTAAATTAGAAGAAGAAGCTAAAATTAAAATAGCAACTGATGAAGCAGTAAATGGTAATAATTTAGGAGATAAAGCAGCGAATAGTGTCATGAATTCCAACCTTAATGGTGGTTCGGGAGGTGGTGCAGGTAAAACCATTACCATGAACATTGACATTAAACAGACTTTTAATGTTGCTGGCAATGTAAAACAGAATATTGAAGATATTGCCAATGAAACGATTAAAATTATTAACGATAAATTAAGAGATGGTTTAGCCTTAGCATAATGGGAGCATTTCAACCCGACATATCATTACTGTATAACGCTGCTTTTGGGCTTGCAGGAAGGTTTATTACCTATCCTTTGGCGAAGACGTTGACCGAACAATCTGGAGCTGATATTATTTTTCCTGGTGTCGAAGTAGTATCTCGTGAAGAAGCAATACAGTTAAGCTATTTAGGTACTCCAATAATTTACCCTGTTACTTTTAAAGGAGGTTTCTACAAGGTATATAACCATCAAGGAGAAATTATTGAAAAGTCGTTAGCAGACTTTAGATTGCCACTAGCCACATTGGTTGATTTTCAGCGTGTGAAGATTAAACAAAAAACTAGGGTTGTTGGCTCAAAATCATCAGTTAAAGAAGTGTATGGACATGAAAACTGGCAAATTAGAATAAGAGGTTTGTGTTTAGACGACCCTAAACACCCACAATTGGCGACAACTTATTTAGACCAACATGCTCGATTGTTAGAATTTGAAGAATTGGCTGATAGTATTGAAGTGGAGGGAGATTTGTTTAAAGAAAAAAGTATCTACAGATTAGATATAAATGATATCAATTTCCCTCAATTGCAAGGTAAACCAAGAGTATTGCCATTTGAAATGACTTGTGAAAGTGATGAACCATTAGAATTGATTTTATTATGACCAAAGAAGAATTATATGGAGGAGCCGTTGGAACAGCTTCAACAATTGGAGGAATGGCAATTGATTTAATTGATATTAAAGGCATTTTTAATGCTATTTTAATAGCTGCTATCGGTGCTTTTGTAGGTGCCGTAATAGGATTTTTTACAAAAAGGTTTTTAAATACTAGGTTCAAAAAATGAAAGGATTTTTAGTTATGGTTTTAGCAATGGTGTCATTAGTTGTATTTCCTGCCAACGAAAGAAGGGGGATGATACAAATGCGTAAAATTAACGGTGTTGTTATTGAAAGCAGCATTAACAGTTTTACTGATACAGCTAAAATTAAATTGCCAAAAAATGTAAAGGAGTTTGCTAATAAACAACTGAATCAGCTAATTAGGAGAAATGATGAAGTGATTATTTCTTTAGGTTATGGAACTGATTTGAAAAAGGAGTTTAAAGGCTATGTTACGGAAGTTTCTCCTGAAATACCAATTGTAATTACTTGCAAGGATGAGATGTTTAAACTCATGCAATTACCTGTTAATGTTAGCTATCGAAACGTGCAGCTTAAAACTCTTTTGATGGATATATTGCCATTAAAGGCAATAGATGCATTAGAAATACAGCTTGGACAAGTAAGATACGCAAAAACAACAGTTGGTGAGGTTTTAGAGAAACTAAAGAGCGATTATAATTTAATAACCTATTGGAAAAACAATACTGTTGTTTGTGGTAAGGTGTTTTCTGCCAACAAGCAAAATGTTAAATATGGATTTGAAACAAACATTAAAGTTTCAAATTTAGTATTCAAAAACAAGGAAGATGTTTTAATTAAATTGAATGCTACAAGCACATTGATAGGAGGAACAAAAATTGAAGTAACTGTAGGCGATGAGGATGGACAGCAACGAAACTTAAGTTATTTCAATATCAAAACAAAACCCGAATTAAAGGTGTTGGCAGAACAGGATTTAGATAAGTTTAAATATACTGGTTTTAGTGGCGATTTTAATTCGTTTGGAATACCTTATGTTGAGATTGGTTGGGTTGCTGATTTGCAGTCGAAGGAATCTCCTGAAAAGAATGGGAAGTACTTAATTGAAAGCGTTGTTACCACATTTGATGATAGTCCGCAGTTTGATAGGAAAATTACAATTGAGAGAAAAACAGAAGTATGACGGATGCTGAAAAATTAAGAGAAACACTCAAATTAATGAGTAAAAAGAATGTTGTAATTCAAACATTTTGGGCAACGGTTGTTTCTGTTAATTGGATTGAAAAAACTGCTGATGTAAAAGATGTGAAGGCAGAATTAGAGTTTTTTGACGTGTTATTAGGATTAGGAGGCGATTTGATTAAGCCAGTTGTTGGCAGTAAGTGTTTGTGTGGTGTGGCAGAAAATCAAGAAGCAGCAGCATTTATAATCTACTGTGAAGAGGTTGATGAGCGTTGGATAAATGGTGAAAGTAATGGAGGTTTGGTAATAACACCTGAATTAGTATTTCAGTTGAATAAGCTTACAGCTCGTGTAGATGGAATTATTGATGCAATAGATAATGGAGTTCCAGTTGCTGGAGATGGTGGCGTTGCGTTGCAAAATACAATTAAAGTGGCATTAGCAGGATTAGTTGATAAAGAGAGTTTTGATAACATTGAAAATACCAAAGTAAAGCATGGCTAAAGATATTATACTAGGCGAAGATGGAGATTTGTTGATTATCAACGGTGATTTTGCTATTGGTGATAGTTTAACTCAAGATGTGTCTCGTATTTTAAAGATGAATAAGGGTGAATTAAAAAGCGATCCTTTACTTGGATGTAACATGATTGAATTAATGAATTCAGATTCATCAAGTACAAGGATAGAAACAGTTGTTAAGCTGAACTTACAACGTGATGGGAAAGATTATAATGAAATTAAGAACTTATTGAAATTGAATGTAAATGGGTAGTGTTATAGTTATAGAACAACAATCGATTTTTGACATAGCTATACAGCAGTATGGTAGTGTTGAGGGTGTTGTTCAGTTGATGGATGATAATACTAATTTGACATTCAATAGCAATATTATTCCTGGACAAAATTTGATAGTTAGTGATGAGGCGATTGATGTTGATATAGTGAATTATTTTAGAAAAAAACAATTGAAAGTAGCTACTAAAGGTAATAAAGTTGGAGGCGATTTTGATGAAAACGATTTTGATGAAAACGATTTTAATGTATAAACTATGGCAGAGTTAGACAAAACAGCATTATATGCTGAAATAGATGTAAAATTTCCAATTAATCCACTAGTTAAAGTGAGAAGTCAAGATGCTAATGCATTGTGCAAGGATTTGGTGGATAGCTTTTTTAACAAAGTTGATGATGCTGGAGCTGTTGCGTCAAATATTGGAACATTCGAGCAATTCGAAATAATAATGAATAATGATTTGAATTTACCAACATTAAGTTAATAATTATGCCACAAACCGAATTACAAATGATGGCGACCTATCTAACAGGTAGGTTGAATCAATTAATAGCAATTGTTAATACGAAAACAACAACAGCACAAGCACTCACGGCTATTAGAAATGGAGTGCCTGTTGCTGGTGATGATTTATTAAAGCTTTACAATTTAGCAGTTGGTTTGCAAACCAACATCAATACCATTAATGCATTGCTTACAAGCAACGACACCACACTAGATGAATTACAAGAGGTTGTTGATTTTATTAAAATGAACCGTGCCGATTTAGATGCTTTGAGTATTCCGAATATTGCAGGATTACAAGATGCTTTGGATGCTAAGTTACCATTGGCTGGAGGCGACATGTATGGCGACATTCAATTTGGTGGGTCATTAGCTAAATTTGGAACTGGTGTAGAAATTTACGGCGAAAATCAAGCTATAGTTTTAAGCGCTGTTAATGCTGTTATTGCTTTGTTAGCTTCAGGTAAAAATTGGCAATTTAGAGATACTGATTTATTGACAACCGCTTTTGGTTATCAAGCAATGTTAAAATGGGTAGCATTGTCGGCTAATAGAACGGCTACTTTTCCCGATAAAAATATTACCGTTGCTGGATTAGATGATATTGATGCAGCGATTGCAGCTTTAGTTGATACATCTCCAAGTACATTAGACACTTTAAACGAATTAGCAGCTGCTTTGGGAGATGACCCTAACTTTGCTACTACAATTACAGGATTAATCGCTGCAAAGGCTTCGTTATCAGGATTTACAATGGCTGGTAATATTACAATGGGTGGTTATCAATTGATTGCCCAATATTTAAAAACTGTAAGCGATGAACTTCAATTAGTTAATAGTGGCAATTTTGCAGCTGTTTTAAACATTGCTGCTCTTACAGCTAATAGAAATATTGTTATACAAAACAAAGACCATACCATAGCAGGTTTGGATGATATTAAAGACATAACGATTGTGTCAAGCACTACACCATCTAGCCATACAGGAGATATTAACGAAACAGTAAAATTTACTGAATCAATACCAGCTGGTACATATATCACTCATGACAAAATTATACAAGAAATATTAGCTTCAGCTATTGGAAGTTCGGGTATTAAAACAATAAGAACGTATATAAACACAACTGCTAATTTAGCAGGTACACCTATTTTAATTTCAACGTACTCGACAAATAATTTAGGGTATTCATTAATAAGTTCCTTTTTTGTTGATTCAAAATCTTCAATGAAATCATATAAACCAGGTAATTCAAATTTGGCTACTTATTGGGGCTCAAGTAATGACTTCTTTAGGAAGGTTTGCAATAAATTGGACAATTCAACAATATTTANTCGTTACCGTTCAGTTAGCATATTCAACAGATATAATTCAATTAGAAGGAATATTTTTAAATAGAAGTAGAAAATGATAACACTAAAACACAACAACGGCTTACCTATAGAAACAAAAACGGTAAAAGTACCTAAAACCTACGTAGCAAGTCATTCAAATGCAACCGAATTAATATTTTTTGAAACCCAAGAAGAATATGATGCTTATATGTTAGAGCATTTTCCACCAATAGAAAATTTAGAAGAAGATGGCGAGAACAATTAGTGTTATATATGATGAAATAGTTGCAGAGATGGCAACAATGAGTTCGCTAAATGCTTTTCAGCCCAATGTTCATTCGGCTCAAACATTTTTAACAGAACTTACAAGCTCCAGCAAGGTTGCTATTTGGAAATCCTTTTTGTGGGTTGTTGCTTTTGCGTTGTGGGTTAATGAAGTTTTACTTGATAAGCACAAAGAGGAAATTGAGCTTCGAGCTAGAGAAATTATTGCAGGAACACCAAGTTGGTATAGAGACCAATGTTTACTATTCCAATATGGTTCAGCTTTGCAATGGATAAACAATCGCTTTCAATATTCGGCAATTGATGAAACTAAACAGGTAATTAAACGTAGCAGCTGTAGTTGAAGGTGCTGGACAGGTTAGATTAAAGGTTGCTAAACTATCAGGAGATACTCCAGTACCTTTATCAACTTCGGAGTTTAATGCCTTTTTGCAATACATGGCTAAAGTGAAGCTTGCTGGAACAGATTTAACAATCATTTCTAATCCATCAGACACTTTAAAGATTAGATATGATATTGTGTATGACCCATTGGTTCTTACGGAAACAGGCGAATTGATAAATACGCCAGGAACATATCCTGTTCATGATGTAATTAATGAGTTTATAGGTAATTTACCGTTTAATGGCGTTTTAAACTTAACCCAATTAACAGATGCTATTCAGCAAGTAGAAGGAGTTGTTGACCCAACCCTTGTTTCTGCTTGGGCTAAATTTGGCTCGTTGCCTTATAGTTTGATTAATAAAAATTATCAAGCAGATGCTGGTCACATGGTTATTGACCCTGCTAATCCATTAACATCAACAATTAATTATATCAATGTTTAATATTGACTTTAAAGATATTGCACTAAAATGGTTGGAGCCTGATTTAAGGCTTAATACTATTTTAGATTTTATCTATTCGTTGATGAAGCCTATTAAAACAACAAACAGCTCGTTTCAACAATTTCGGGACCAGGTTAATTATAAATTGTTATTCAACGGTCAAGTAATGTATTTAGAAAGGTATTTAAACGATGTTTATGACCCGATTAAACGACGGATATTTATTTCTGATGCAGTTCGAAAGCCAATAAACTATGTTTATAATAAATTAGAGGATAAGCCTAAAATGTACCTCTATAATCAATCTGAAGAACAAACACCAATATATCTATACAATAGATTGGAAAGTAATGGTACTATTTCGTTTTGGGTAAATATACCTGAAGACGTTACATATAATACAATTGTAATTACAGCTCAAATAAATGTATATAAAATGGCAGGTAAAGGCTTTGGTTTTAAAACAATACCAACATTAACCCCATCAATTCCTGAATTATGAATAAATTAAAAACAACAGACGTAGGTGGTTTTCCAGTTTTTTTGGAAGATTTAAGATTTTTACAAGACAGTCAACTTGAGGCTCTAAAAGGTGTTATATCTCCTTTTGGAATAGCCGAAACAGATGCTATAATATTGTCGGGTATAGTGAGGAGTATTGTAGGTTCTGATGTAGAGTACACAGAAGGTTATGTAGCTTATGGGGGAGAAGTATTTCATTTTCCAGCACAAACCTATCCCATACCTTCAGGTGGAGAGGAAGAGTATTTTTTAATTGATGTTACCAATGACCCTGATGGTTTGAAAGTGTTTGAAAACGCTGTGGAATATGATACCTATGAATTGAGAAAAGGTAAAATGGTTAAATCGGTAACTCTACCAAGTGGAGGAATCATTTTATCATCATTAAAGCAATTTTACGATGTAATTCGTACAAGTATTGATACTGAACGCTCAGGCGTAGTTAAAGATTTTGCTGGGAATACTATTCCAGCAGGATATTTATTATGTGACGGTGCTGCTGTTAGCAGAACTACTTATGCAGCTTTATTCGCAGCTATCGGCACATTATGGGGAGTTGGTGATGGTTCTACAACATTTAATCTTCCTAATATGAATGGAAGGTTTACTGTTGGTTTTGATGGTTCGGAAGCAGATTACAACACAGTTGGTAATACAGGTGGCGAGAAAGAACATCAATTGACTAAAGATGAAACAATAAAGATTAACACGGGCGTTTCTCCACTTTCAGTTAATTTACAAGCGGGTGTAGGTTCAACATATTCACTTCCATATAGTCTAACAGCAGGAGGTACTTTCGATAATACTGCCCATGAAAATAGACCGCCTTACGCAGTTTTTAAGAAGATTATACGGATATAGGATTCAAATAATTATACTAAAGCTACATTGTTAATGTGGCTTTTTTTTGTACTTTTCGTTTTTAAAAACGTGTACAATTCGTTTTTGCGTTTATATTNAAGGAGGGTGAAGTGGAATGGAAGACTTTGGGGGAAATGTGTAAAATC